ACGTTCACGTCCATGCTGTCCGCGATTGCACCGACGCCCCGACCCGGTTGTTGGCTAAGTTCTGGAATCTGGACGATGCGGAGTATGCAACGAGGCAGATCCAGCGGTTCGTCAATGGCTTTCCGCCGAAAGGGAGGAAGTGAGCTGTACGGGCGCTGTTTGCAGCGCCTGCCCTGGGCATCTGAGGGGTGCCCTGGGGCAGGCCTTACAAAGGGCTGAGAAAGGAAAGGGGGATGGATACCAAGGTTGTCACCAACGGGGCGGTGATGAGGGAGCAGGCCATGACGTGGATGCAGCAGGAGGTCGACCGCAGTGGCTGGTCGTACAAGGTCGGCCCGGTCTTCGATTACGACGTGCTGGTCGGCAATTGTGTCGAGGCCCTGGGGCTCTATCCCGATACGGTCGGGCGGCGGTGGCTGTACGAGATGGCCGAGGCAGCCCTGGGGCCGGACGGGATGGACGAGATCGGCCAGTGCGGGCTGTGCCATTGCATCCTGTACGGCAACGAGCCGTATGAGCAGGATGGCGACGGCGTCCCGTTCTGCCTGGAGTGCTGGGCCGAATTGGAGAGGGAGATGGACGATGGCGATTCAGATTCGGGTGCGAAAGACTGACACGGATTTCGAGGGCCTGGGCGAATATGAAACCCGGCCGGTGCCTGCCGGGCGGGGCTGGGACGACACAAACGCGGAGCTGGACATGTTCGTTGTTTTCGCGCGGGGCTGTGTCCTGTGCACGCGCGAGCGCAACTACTACGACGACAGCGACTTCTATGCGGTCTATTGGAACCGGGAGAAGGGGATCCTCGATTCATACGAATACGGCACCACGAGATGCTGGACCTACGACAACGGCGCGGGGGTGGACGCCACGCCGGAAGTCATTGCTGAAGCGGAGGCCTGGCTGGAGCGATGGGCGTTCGAGAGGTGGCGGGTGTACAACGCCGATCAGGCTGCACGGGTTGAGGCCGGCAAGGTCGTCAGGGTCGTCAAGGGCCGGAAGATTCCAAAGGGAACGGTGGGCACGGTGAAGCGGCTGTGGAGCTGGAAGACTGGCTACAGCGAATGGACCCGGAAGCATCGGGTGCTGCTGACGCTGGAGGATGGTCAGGAAGTGTGGACGGACCTGCAGAACGTCGAGGTGGCCGAGCCGGAGAAGTACCTGCTGCCGGAGGAGCAGGGCCGGCGGCGGGCCCGGGCGATCGCTGCTGAACACGAATGGCACCTGCCATTCAGCGGCTTTGGGCTGGTGATGTAGAGAAAGGGGAACGGGAACGATGAAGGGGAACGGAGATGCCAACAAGGCCGAAGTCAAGGCCTGGATGCTGGAGGAGCTGAATTGCGGTTGCTCCGATGATTTCCTGCTCATAAGGGGCACCGATGAGGTCAATTGCACGGCGCTGGCCGAGGCGGCGGTCGACTTTTTCGGCCTGGGCTGGGAGTCCGAGAACGAATGGGTGTTCGAGCTGGCGGCCGAGGTGGCCGATAGGTGGGAGCCCCAGTCTTAAAGCCGAAACCTGGCCCCGCGGGCCAGGTCCGCCGGGAGTGCTTTCCCGGCGCCGATGAGGCAGGCGAGCCGTGAACAAACGGAAGGGATATAGCCGTAAAAGGAGAGACTGATGGAGTGGGAAGGAAGCGAAATCGATGAGGGCATCGCGGCCGCTGCGGTCGAACGCGGTTGCGGCAAGCGGAAGGCGGGCGGCGTCTATGCCGAGGTCGGGCTGGCCGAAGACGGCTACCCGCTCGAGCATTTCATCCTGGACCCGCCGGTGCTGGTCCCGGACGAGATGCACCTGACGGCTACAGGCGTGACGGTCGTCGGCCAGGGCAGCCGGCAGCATGTGGTGGACTGGGTGGGCTCTGAGTTCTACCCGAACGTGACGGACTTTTTGGAGGAAGTGCGGCGGTTCGGGCTGAGCCGGCGGCTGCCCAAGACGTTCGATTTCTCGCAGATCACGGCCGGCAGCCGGATCATCCTGGCCCACAGTCGGGCCTGGGTCGAGAACATCGGCGACTACCGGCGGGTGGCGCTGGCCGAAACGGACGCGATTCGGACGCTGGTCTGGAATTGCCCGAAGACGATCAAGGCCCACGCCGACCTGGTAGGCTGCCCGGACGAGCCCTGCGCCGGCGTGTGGTGGCAGGATGTGGAGGGCTGGGAGGCGAAAGAGGAGCGGACGGCCTGGGGCGCCGATGGGCCCTACCCGCGCGGAGTGGTGCGGAAGATGCCGTCGTTCAGCTATTTCGCCTTCCAGCGGCCGGAAGGGTTCGCGCCCGAGTACAAGCTGGCGTTCTTCGCCAGCTTCCCAATGACGAGGCTGGTGGTGGTGGAGGCCGAGGACGGCAGCCACGAGGAGACCTACGCCAGGATGCAGACCTGTGGTCTGCCGACTGCCGTGGTAGAGGAGTAGGGAGATGGTCGGGATGTTCCTGATTGGCGTGGCGGTCGGCTATGCGCTGGGCTTTCTGACGCTGGCGCTGCTGACCCTGCAGGGGAGGATGAAGTGACGCCGCGCAGGAAAGCAAAGTGGGTGAAGTGCGGGGGTGAGGCGCACGGGCCGGGCAGTGCGTACCTCGACCATTGCGGCGAGTGCATGCCGTGGTGGGCGGAGTATCCGACCTGCCCGGATTGCGGGCGCCAGCTGACCGAACGGGGATTCTGCCGGACCTGCCGGCATCATTTCGACATAGTCCGGGCCCGGGATCGGGCCCGGCTCAAGGGGAGGGTGTGATGGTTGCGTTACAGGAGCAGGAGAGCCTGCTCGATCTGATTCCAACGGAGCAGGCGGAGCCCGAACACCGGGACTTGCAGCTGGACTTTCTGCCGCCCGACGAGGAGCTGTTGAGCGACCCACCGTCGCCGGAGCTGATCCGCAGCATTCGGGAGTTCGGGGTGCTGCAGCCGATCATCGTTCTGGACAAGCCGGGGGCCTGGGTGGTTGCGGCCGGGCGGCGCCGGATCAAGGCAGCCCGGGCGGCCGGCCTGCAGTTCATCCCGGCCCTGATCTACCCGCAGGACTGGGCCCTGCACGAGGTGCTGACGCTGGTCGAGAACGGCCTGCGGAGCAACAATCGGCAGGTGGACGTCGAGGCGCTGGAAGGGCTGGTCCTGCGCGGCGCCTCGCTGGCCGACATCCGCCGGGCGACCGGGATGCCGGTCGGGACGATCAAGAGCCGGCTGAAGCTGTTGAAGCTGATCCCGGCGTTACGCAAGGCGTTGCGCGAGGGCAAGCTGCGGGAAAGCGCCGCGACCCGGGCCGCACGGCTGTCGCCGGAGCAGCAGCAGCGGCTGGCCGACGACCTGACCCTGAACGGCAAGGTGACCGGCAACGACGTGTCGCACGCCGCCCAGGTCGAGCGCGACCGGGCGGTGACGGTCCTGCCGCCCGAATTGTTCAGCGTGGAGGCCACGCTGGACTGGCGCAAGGTGGTACAGGAGCATCTGCGGCTGGCGGCTGGCGCCTGCCAGGACGAGGGGCTGCAGGCGAAGATCTTGCTGCTGGCCCGGAAGGTCGGGCAGCAGGAATGATCAATGAGGTGGGGCGGGCACCTGCCCCGCCTCCGCATTTGTTTTGAGGAGGGTACGATGTCGCATTTCATGGTGGCAGTGATTACGGACGTGGGGGAGCGGGTCGGCTTGAGCCGGCCCACCCTGGAGATCAAGGAGTCGCTTGACCGTCTGATGGCGCCGTTCGACGAAGGGCTGGAGGTCGAGTCGCATCCCGAGGATTGCTGGTGTGAGGGCAATCCCGATTGCCCGGAATGCCACGGCACCGGCGTCTTCCAAGGCACTTTCAACGAGCAAGCCGAGTGGGACTGGTATCGGATCGGTGGCCGGTTCGACGGTCTGTTGACCGGGATCGAGCGGCCGAGTACCGACAGGGGGTTCAACTTCGCTGCCAGCCACGAGCAGCTGGAGTACAACGCCCTGTTGTGCCGGGACATCCGGCCGGACTTCTCGCCCTATGCGGTCCTGACGCCGGACGGCGAATGGCACGCCGGTGGCTGGAGCTACATGGATCCGAGCGATGAGCAGGCGGCCGAGTGGAACCGCCAGGTCCGGGCCTGGTTCGACCAGTACCCGAACAATTGGGCGGTCGGAGTCGATTGTCACATCTGACCCGGCTGGCTGGCTAAACCAGCTAATCCGGGTTATACTGTTATTGGCTGCAGGGGCCCGGGATCCCGGGCCCCTGGAGGGAGGATGAAACATGTTGGATCGGGACGAATTGTTTGGTACAGCGGAAGCGGCGGCATACCTGGGGGTTTCGCCGGCTACGATTCGGCGCCACGTCTATGAGGTTCGTGACCTGGTGCCGGACAAGGTTCTGGAGCGGGCCCTGGTCTTTCGCCGGTCGACGCTGGACAGGTATCGGGCTGCCCGACGTCCGCCGGGCCGGCCGCGTCAGGGCGAAGCGCGCAAAGAGGAGGAGGGAATGGCCCGGGTTGTGCTGGTTACGGACGGCAGTGCGTTTGAGATGTTTGACCTGCAGGGGTGGTACTATGATGACAACGGCGCCGAGCCGGACGGCAATTCCTGGCTGCCGAATGCTGTAGGCCTGGATCAGGAAACCATGCAGGACATTGTCGCTGCGGGGATGGGCAATTTCGTCGATGTCCGTTTCGTTCGGGAGCAGGCGCTGATGGACACGGCGACGTATGATGAGGCCGGCCGGCTGGTTGACGACACGACCGGCCAGGCGACCGAGCCCGAGGACAGCTACATCGAGCGGCTGCAAGCCGAGCTGGACGAGATGGCTGCCCATTGGGCCCATTACGGGGCCTATGGCACGATCGACAGCTTTTTCGTCTACGTGCCCAGGTAGGGGGAGTGTGATGAAGAAAAGACTAAACGCGATCGAGCAGCAGGCCCGGCAGCGGGTCGAAGGGACGCCGAGGTTGAAGGTTCACGAGGAGATCATCCTTGCCGATTGGCCCAATTGGGACGAGCATATGATGTGGGTCGTGACGGCGCCGATCGAGCAAATCGTGGACTGGGCCGAGGAGATCGAGCAGGTAGGGCCCGGGTCGGGGTAGACCAAGGGATTCGATAAGGGGGAAAGGGGCCGCCTGCGAAGGGCGGCTCTTTTCGTTTGGTGTGGAGGAGGTGTGCGATGATTGGCGGTTGCTTTAGCTTTTGCTGCCATACGGACGGGGCGGGGATCAAGTCGGTGGTCGAATACGCCACCGGGACCTGCCCGTTGTGTGCGGCGCTGGAGCGGATCGACGAGCTGGAACGGGTGGTCGACGGGCTGGAGATGGCCCAGGCCATCCCCAGGCTCGACGAAGCGACATCATGCGGTCTGTGCGGTGACATGTGCGTATTGCTTCCCAAGCCCGATCCTGAGCCCGATGCCGAGCCGGATGTGGACGAGGCCCAGGAGTGGGAGGACTACGATCGGACGACGGGCGGCGGGGCCGAGCTGGACTACATCGCCGATGGGCCCGCCGGCGGGGAGGGTGACTGGTAAGAGCCTTACGTTAGGGCCGAAAGTGTGGTAGAATATCGGTAGACCGTGAGCGTAAACGGCGCGGTCCGTCAGACCCTGCAGGGGGTCCGGCGGGCTGCGCCGTTTTTTTATGCCCGACAGGAGGGGCTGATGAGCAAGCGGAAACAATGGGCCAATCGGATCGTGGGCTCCGGGGTGATGCGGGCCGGCGATCTGCTGGCGAACCCTAAAAACTGGCGGGTCCATCCCCGGGCCCAGCAGGACGCCCTGGCCGGAGCCCTGGACGAGGTCGGCTGGGTGCAGACCGTCCTGATCAACAAACGCACATCTGAGGAGTGGGGGGAAGACCAGTTCGTGGAAACGATGGTCGACGGCCACCTGCGGGCCAGCCTGGCGCTGCGCCAGGGCGAGGACACGCCGGTGCCCTTCGATTACGTCGACCTGACGCCGCAGGAGGAGGCCCTGGTCATGGCTACGCTGGATCCGATCGGCGCCCTGGCCGTCGCCGACAAAGAGCAGCTGGATGCCCTGCTGCACGAGGTGCAGGCCGGCGATGCAGCCCTGCAGGAGCTGCTGAGCGAGTTGGCCGAAAAGAATGGCCTGTACTTCACGCCGGAAGATTACCACGATCTGGACGAGCAGCTGGAGGAGCTGGACGGGCTCGAGGAGGTCGATATTAAGATCTCGATCCCCAGCAAATACCGGGCTCAGGTCGAGGACTGGCTGGCGAACGGCGAAGCGAAAACAGCCCCGGGATTCGGCAAAGGGGTGATGAAGCGATGCGGATTGCTCTGATCGACACGACAGCCAAACCTGTCGCCTACCCGGTGGCCCTGCTCAAGATCGGGGCCTGGCGCCGGGCAGAGCGCGACGAATGCCGGCTGTTCACCAACCAGCTGCCCGAAGCGGGCACGGTTGACGAGATCTGGCTGTCCGCCACCTTCACCTTCGACATCCCCCATGCCCTGGGCCTGGTCCGGGCGGCCAGGCAGCGAGCGCCGATCGTGCGGGTGGGCGGCGTGGCGCCGTCCCTGTTGCCGGCGCCTTTCGAGAAAGAGGGCGTTCTGGTTCACCGCGGCCTGCTGCCCGAAGCTGAGCTGTGTGCGCCTGATTACCGCCTGCTGGGGCACGCGCCGGAATACTCGATCTCACATACCAGCCGGGGCTGTGTGCGGAAATGCGGCTTTTGCATGGTACACCGGCTGGAGCCGGAATTTGTCGACCTGCCCAAATGGCCGGCCGATCTGAGCCCGGCCGCTAAAGCCGTCCGATTCTATGATAACAATTGGCTGGCTAAACCCCTGGAGCTGATCCGCCGCGATGCCGATACCCTGCGGGAGCTGGTCCGGGCCGGCCGGCTGACGACGATCGACTTTAACCAGGGGCTCGATTGCCGCCTGATCACTGAGGAAATGGCCGATATCCTGCGCGGTCTGCCCATCCGACCGATACGGTTCGCGTTCGATAACATGGCCGAGGACGGCTACTACCAGGCAGCGGTGGAGCTGATGGTCAGCCGGGGCTTCACCGATTTCAGATCCTATGTCCTGTTCAACTTCAACGATACGCCGGCCGATTTCTATTACCGGCTGCGGGAATCGGCCCGCCTGGCCGAGAAGCTGAAGGCCAGGGTGGAGAGCTTTCCGATGCGCTTTCAGCCTATCCTGGAGGTCGACCAGCAGCGGACCTATACCGGCCGGCATTGGACGGCCCGGGGCCGGGCCGGGTTCCGTACCATCCTGGCCCACCATGTCGCGACAGGCAACATTTCCTGTGACAGCGTGGCTGAATTCGAATACTGGTACGGCCGCGATGCCGCGGAGTTCGAGCGGTTGATCAGCTACCCCAAGATCCGGCAGCTGTGCCAGAAGAAAAAAGGCAACCTGCGGATGCAGCGCGCAACCGGGCTGTGGAAAGGGAAAGGGAAACGGTCGAGATGAGCGGGCGAATTTACATCCTGCGAGTCGAAGGGGCCGGCCGGGCTGCAGCTGTGGCCGAGTTCGACGGGCGGCGCTGCGCGAGCCTGGCCGAGGCGCGCCGGCTGTCCGGGGCCATCCAGACCCTGTTCCCGGAGGTGCATTGTCGGATCCTGAGCCTGACGCCAGGCAAGCGAGCCCTGAAGGGCTAACAAAGTTCGAGCCCTGCGGGGCTCAAAAGTTATGAGGGTTATAACATGGGAACGGCTGGCTGGCGCCGGTATACGGTCAAACAATTCCTGAAGGCGATCCCGGACTCCGGCGGGATTATCGGGACGATCGCCGATCGCGTGGGCTGCACCTGGGTGACGGCGGAGAGATTTATCCGTGAGCATCCCACCGTGCAGGCTGCTTATGACGCCGAGCGGGAGAACATCCTGGACCGATCGGAGTCGCTGCTGTTCGTGAATATTCGCCTGCAGCAGAAGGAGCAGGCGCAGCTGCGCCGGCCGGTCGATTCCAGCGATGCCAAATGGTTGCTGAGCCGGCGGGGCAAACACCGGGGCTACACAGAGCGGCACGAGGTTGAGGATGTCACCGAACGCGACATTAACGCCGCCATCGAAGACGAATTGGCGAGATTGGCCGATCGAAACCCGGCTGCAGATGCTGGCCCGGCTGAAGGAGCAGAACCGGGGGAGTGATGTCCCGGACTTCCCGGCCTGGCTGCCGGAGGTAACGCCGGCCTGGACCTGGGACTGGCCCTACCAGCAGTACATCCAGGCGCAGCTGGCCCGGGTCACGCGGGGCGAGATCCGGCGCCTGATGCTGAGCGTGCCGCCGCGGCATGGCAAAAGTCATATGGTCACCATCCGCTACCCGGTGTGGCGGCTGGAGTGTGACCCGGCGACCCGGGTCATCGTGTGCGCCTATAACCAGTTCCTGGCGAACGATTTCAGCCGCAAAGCGCGGCGCCTGGCGGAGCGGCGCATCCTGCTCGACCCGGAGCGCAAGAGCGCCGAGGCCTGGGAAACGGCCGGCGGCGGCGGGATGCGAGCTGTGGGCGTGGGCGGCGGTATCACCGGCCAGGGCGGCGATCTGGTCGTGATCGACGACCCGGTCAAGAGCCGTGAGGAGGCCGAATCGCCCGCTTTTCGTGACCGGGTTTACGACTGGTACACGGACGACCTGTATACCCGCCTGGAGCCCGGGGCGGCGATCATCCTGATCATGACCCGCTGGCACGAGGACGACCTGGCCGGCCGCATTCTTGCCAGCGAGGACGGGCCCAGCTGGACCGTGGTCAATTTGCCGGCCGAGGCCGAGGCCGGCGATCCGCTGGGGCGGGCCCCGGGCGAGCCGCTGTGTCCGGCGCGGTTCGACAGGCGGGCCCTGGCCGAACGGCGCCAGGTGCTGGGGTCCTATGCCTACACGGCGCTGTACCAGGGCCATCCGCTTCCGCCCGAGGGAGGCCTGTTCAAGCGCCATTGGTTTCGGGAGTGGCTGGCCGCGGCGCCGGAGCGGTTCGATGGGGTGATCCGTTACTGGGACCGGGCGGCCAGCGAGGGCCGCGGCGATTTCAGCGCCGGCGTGCTGATGGGGCGCCAGGGAGGCGCCTACACTGTGATCGACGTGATTCGGGGGCAATGGTCGCCCAAGCAGCGGGAGCAGATCATCCTGACGACAGCACTGATCGACCGCGACCGTTACCCGAATGCGGCCGTCTGGCTGGAGCAGGAGCCCGGTTCGTCGGGCATTGATTCGGTGCAGGCCTCGATCCGCAACCTGGCCGGGTTCAACGTACATGCCGACCGGGTCACCGGGGAGAAGGGGGTGAGGGCCATGCCGTTTGCCGCCCAGGCTGAGGCCGGCAACATTCACCTGGTCCGGGCGCCGTGGAATGGCGCCTACCTGGACGAGCTGTGTTCTTTCCCGAACGGCCTGCATGACGACCAGGTGGACGCCTCGAGCGGGGCGTTCAACCTGCTGGCCGGCCGGCGACAATTCAAAGTAGATTTCGTTTGAGGCCCGACAGGCCTGACCGTAAAAGGGGCGCAACATGGGCTTTCTGGACAACTGGCTCGACAGAACGGTAGCACGCCTGGGCTATACCAAAGCCACCGGCCGGCGGAATCTGCCGCTGGAGGTGTTTTTTGCCGGCGAGGCGCCGCTGGGGGAACGGCGGGTGTGGTCGAATTACAGCGATGAGCAGCTGGAGCGCCTGGCAATCAACTGCGCCTGGGTGTGGTCGGACGTCATGGCGATCGCCAACGAGGTCAGCCAGGCCCGGCTGCAGATCATGGAGATGCAGGGCGAGGATCTGGTCGAGGTGGCCGACCATGAATTTGAGGCCCTGTGGCAGCAGCCCAACCCGGCGATGGGCGGGGCCTACGTGGCTCATTACCTGGCGCAATGGTTCCTGTTGCGCGGCGAATCCTATTTGTGGCTGGTCCGCGACCTGGCCGGCCAGGGGCTGCGCGAGCTGTGGCCGCTGCCGTCGAGCCGCATGGAGCCGGTGCCCGACCCCAGGACGTACATCCGTGAGTACCTGTACTTCCCGAGGACCGGCGAGCCCGGGGTGGCAGTGCCCGAGCAGCAGATCGCCTTTTTGCGCCGGCCGAACCCGTTTGATTACCACCGCGGCATGAGCGCCCTGTCGGCCTATCGCCTGGCGCTGGAAACCGATACCAGCGCCCGCACCTGGAACCGCGACAGCTTCGACCGCGGGCTGACCCTGCAGGCCCTGGTTTCGCTGCCGCCGGAGCTGGATCAGCCGGCGTTCGAGCAGGCCAAAGAGGACATCCGGGTGGCCCTGGAGGAGGAGAAGCGGCGGTTTATGATCACCCGGGCCGGCGATATGAAGGTCGAGCCGGTCAGTATCACGCACAAG